ATGATAGGTTGTTGTGCATCATCACCATCAAGAAAAAAACCTATACAAATATCACCTTGATTTACTCTAATTGGTTTTTTAAATCCCGATCTACCAGATCCATTATTTGTTGGTAGTAAAACTGTTGCCCAAGGTAAATCCTCATCAGACAACTCAGTCGTATTCTGAGGATGATATCCCATAATACGAACTTTGACTCTATTTCCCCAAGCCTCAGGTCTTTTTTTCCTCTGCAATAACCAACTTTTTGATGGTGGTATTTGACCTATCCACCAACGAAATCCATCTCTGCCGAGAAAATTACTTTTTAAAAAATTATTTTCTATCATTTATCTTTCTTACCGAATGTATCTCTTATAAGTTTTAGTTTAGTAAATGATCCTTTACTCTCATAATAATGAACTAACTCTTTAATCATATATAGACCACTTTGCTCTTCGTCAGTCACCTTATTTTTATCAGTTGTGATTTTAGCAAATTTACAACTTATTAAATTACCAGCAATAAGATTTGTATTTAAAGGTATAGTCATAACAACAGTTGAATTGAAAATTGTGTTGTATCTCATCATTGCCTGAGAGTGAACTTGCATAGGGTCAGCATTTTTCTCTCTTGTTCTCTTATCACTTTTTTCCATAATACCGATATCTAAAACTCCAGTCACATATCGACTTGGAACATTACCTAAAGACTCTCCACTCTTATCAACTGGTGGTAAAAATATTTCAAAATCTGCTCCTAAATTTTCCATTTTTTGTGCATAATCAGAAACTTTAAACAAACCTTGTTGAGGTGTGGTAAATGTATTTAATAGAGGGTTATAATACATTCTATATGTACAATAAGCACCTCTCTCTAAATTTTCAATTAAATTTTGATTACGATTTGTATTATATTGCAATATTCGGAAGTCTTTTCTTGGATCGAAAGTATCAACAATACCAGGTTGAAAGACATACTCCTCTTCAAAGGGATCTTGATTTACTAAACTATCAATTGATTTAAAATGATATCCATTTTTTGTTTCATAGAAAAAATATCCCGCTGATGAGCTATTACCTGCAACTTCTGCTGGCACAGATTTTGATGCTAACCAAGTTAAAATTGTAAAAGGTTTTTTCAAATTACCAATAAATCCATAAGGATTTTCGGTATCATCTACTTCTATTTCTTTTTCAGAGAGTAGATGATTTTTTATAATATCTTGTGCACTATCAGATATTTTTTGAGTGACTGGAAATTTTTTACCAACTCTCGCAGTTTCATTTGTTATTGCTTCTCTTGAAACTAAATTTAACACAAACGTCTCACTCTCAGCGTTTATTAATACGTTGGTAATTGAAGAAACAAACAATGGATTATCATTCTCCTCTGTAAATTCTAAACCAGGCCCGTTACCTGTGGCAGGTATTTTAATACTAACCTTTTCTCCTCCTCGTAGAGGAAGACCATTATATATTGATGTTAAGTCACCATCATCATCTTGAATTACGTTACCTGAACTCGTGATTAAAACTTGTGCGGTTATCATTGGTGAAAATAAATTCTCAAAGTAACTAAAGGTTACAACCCCCTCTCTCAAATCAACATCCTTTTGTCCACTATTTGATTTAATGGAAAATATTTCATATACGCTTCTATCTTGTGCTGCCATGTTTAATTATTTTTAAGGTTAAGACGGTGTAAATCTAATAAAGTTTTTTGTGTATCATGTTTTCTATTAGGTATAACGATATTATTTCCTCCTCCCCCTGTTGGCATCGCAGATTGCATATTAGAAACACCTTTTTCCACAATCACTACAGTGCTCTTTGGTTTTTTTCTTCCTTTTAAATTTTTCATTTTTCTCTTGATAGGTGTTATCATTTTATTAGTTGTGCCAACTGGATCAAACATACCTTCAATATTAGCATATCCTTCTTCTGGTTCTAAATTCATATCAGAAGATGAAGATGTTGGTGCTGATGGTAAAGTTTCTGATGGTTTTTCAGGTGTAACTGACAAAGGTTTATCATCATTAGGTACTCCCACCACACTATCATCTGGACTTCCAACATCTACTTCTTCTTCAGTTTCCGTCTCTGTCTCTTGGTCTAACAATATTTCCCTATCAATATCTTCCTGAGTTATTGGAGTGAAGGCAGCCGCTTCAACATCCTCTGGTATTTCACCACCTTCCTCAATAATAAGATCTTCCTCATCATCATCCATCAGTGGGACAACTTCAACATTAGGATTAGTTTTTAATGAGTCGAAATCATCTCCCCCTTGTTCCTCTTGTTTCTCGTTCTTTTCATCTAATTTATTTCCTTTTTCAGCTGCTTTTTTTATATTTTCATCATTAGCAAAAGCAGATACAGACTCTATAAAATCTTTATTTAATTTTAAAAAACCAGAATTTGTCTCATCAAGTTTCTCTCTTATTTTTTTACTATTTTCTCCAAATTCAAATCGATTAAATCGTTCTAGAAAATCAGATACTCCACTACCTATACCAACTAAAACATTTTTAATATTACCTAAAAATCCACCCAAAATTCCCACAACTCGTGAGATCAATTTAAATAATAACATAAATTTAGCGATTATCATCGGTAAATTAGTGAGTGCCCATCCTAATAATAAAACACCTAAAAAGTCAATCATCCTACCTAAAAACCCTCTCGTGCTTTTTTGTATTAGATTACCTTGTTTTTTCGCCACACCAGTGACTGATGAGGACTCTAATTCATCCTCTCTTTGTTTTCTTAAAATATTTTCTCTTCTCTTTCTAAAAAATTCACCATCTTTTCTCACAAGACTACTTTTAAATATATTACTTTCTCTAGTTTGTTTTAATAATTCCCGTGATTGTTTACCAATATTAACTAAACCTACCGACAAACCAGAAACTGATTTACGAATAGTATCTACACTTATGGCAGATTTTCTTAGAGCATTTCTCCTTGCCGATAAAGTCATTAGTTACCCACCCCATATGTCGCTGCACCATATAGTGTATGTGGATTTTGATCATCAAAAAATATTTTGGGCACAGTCGCTGCATCTGATTTTACATTTTCACTACCTACACCATCCACTGTTGAATCTGATTGAGATAATGGAATATCAATAATTGCTGGTTGTCCCTCATCAACATCTGATATTTCACTTGCTGTATCAGATGTTTTTGATTTAATAGGATTAATCAAACTACTTGAATCTTCTTCATTATTTTGATTATTAAATTTCATACCTTCAATCGGACTATCTAAGTTTGCATTAGGTTTTATTTCATTATTTTCAGTTTTACTTTCCTTACCACCACCAAACATACCCATTAACCCATCATATAATTGTCTAACTTTTGACTCACCAAACAACGCTCCTCCAAATATGAGAGCACCATACAACAATCTTGCACCAGGTATGGGTAATAGTGCGATTGGTGCTAATAATTTTGCTAATACTGCAGATGTAGCAGCATATCCAGCAACTCCTGCAAGTGCCTTTCCTATACTATCTCCTGACGCTAAACTTAACACAAGACCAAACACTGGACCACCAAACTTCTTAAACAATGGTTTAAGTCCTCCTTTTATACCAACAGTAGACAATAATTTGTTTAATATATTTTTGCCAGGCAATTTGTTAAAAAATTTAGCGATCATATTTTTGACTGGATTTACAATATTATCACCTGTTTTTACTATTTTCTTTCCAATATTCCCAGCTCTATTCCTTATGCCTGATAAAAAACCTTTTTTAGTTGGTATTTTCTTTGTATTTTTAACTCCTTCATCCATTATTTCACCAACAGTCTTTGTTGGATCCATTTTAGATGGGTCAATTTTACCTGAAGAACCAGGACTGAAAACTTTAGTTATTTTACGAAACCCCTTTCGCAGCATTTTTCTTCCTTTTTTGGTGGTTGACATTCCTAAACCAGCTGTTGCTGCTGTAGTTGCTGCTGTAGTTGTTATATTCGCTGCTGTTCTTCCAATACCTCTAGTTAAAAAATTACCAACTGCACTACCTAATGCATTTCCTGCAATAGCGGAAAATAATCTTCTTAAACCATTGAATGTAACTCTAAGTGCTCCACCAAAAGCAACTCTTGATATGCTACCTGCTAATGTTCCGAGTAATCTAAATGAATTTTTTAAACCGATTGATAAGGCGGTTATCGTGCCACCGATTACAAGTAAACCATTGACAAATTTTTGTTTTAATTGATTTAATTTATCAGTATTACCATCTACTTGTGCTTGGATAATATCAATACCAACTTGGGTTAACCAACCACCAGCTAATATTAAGAAAAACTTCTGCAAATTTCCAAGAGTTGATTGAGTTTTAACCGCAATCTTTTGGAGTGGTTGCACAAGTGCATTTTGAATTTTATTTTCTAATTGACTTTCTTTTCCTTCTCTTAAACCTTGTTCTGCTAATATTCGCTCTCTCTTTCTATTTTCTGCCTCTCTCTGTCTTTCTAATTGATCACTAATAGCTAAATTTTCTTTAACACCAGATAATGAGGAATTTAGAGATGTAACTTGTGTAGATATCCTCTCTAATTGCTGTGAAACACTAGTTAATTGTAGAGATTGTTGGGAGAGGAGATTTGTGGTTATGCTGTCTGGTTGTCTCTGAGGTTGTCTGGGTGCAAACATACTAGAAGATACTGTTCTTCTAACAGCATTTACTCCTCCTAATATTGGTGATCCAAACTCATCCATTTTTTTCTTGTTGTGCTTTTAGATTTTCCTCTTCAACATACTGTTGGAGTAGAGAAACATAAATCTCTCTTTCCCACGGTATCATATTTTCAAGCTCTGTTAAGCTATATTTATGGTGTTGCATCAAGGCAAAATTCAATTTATAGTATGACACTAGATCTTCGTGTGCCATACTTATCCGAAAAAATTCTGTAGTCCCTCCAAAACAATTTCACTTTCAACTTTAGTATTCGGATTTGTAACTTTTACCTTATGAGATAATTTTGGCATAGTATCAAAGAATTGTTCAATCTCTTTGAATTGTGAAGAATTTAATTGCTCTAAAAATTCTGTAAGTTCTTTTTTAGTGCAATCATTTTGTGTCCAAGACTCTTCTTCAGAGTAAACCTGATCTATACAAGATGCAATCAATTCAAAGGTATCGTCTACCTTCATATCAGTTGCAGTAAAATTAGTTTTGATAAATTCATTTAAGGATGGATATCTCATTCTGAGAGTATAAGTATCATCTAATTTTATGTCAGTTTTATGATCATCAGATTTTTCTACTTTGATTGAGTCAATATTAATTGACATTGGTACTTGTGTTTTACCATCATCTGGACAAGTGACCATCACTTCTATCTGTTCACCAACAGATTTACCACGTACGTTTAGAAAAAGATATTCAATATCAAATGTTGATAATTTATCAACCTTTGTTCCTCTTGTTAATATACAAGCAGATAATATAGATTTAATCGCATTCGCTATTTGTTTTTGATCTTGAGACTCTAATGCAATGATTAGAATTTTTTCTTCTTTAACAAGGAATGGTCTATATTTAATTTTTCTACCTGATGAAGGAAGAACCAACTCATATGTTGGCGTTGCAATTTTTGGTAAAGGCATAATATGCTTAACACTTCAGTGTCATTATTTATAGTGGTTTTTGAGATTATATTACTCTTGAACCTATATCGACTTTTCCTGCTGTTCCAACTGTATTATTGACACCTAATCTACCACTCGCTGTAAGACCTTGCTGTACAAAATCATCATTGATATTAGTTAATTTTTTCCCGAAGAAATTTTTCTCTAACTCAGCTTGTTCAACACTAAATCCATCTCTATAAGGATTTCCTCGATTAAATATCTCGTTAAATGCTCTTCCTAAATCTCTAGCAAGTGAATTTGACTCTCCACAAATATATCTGTCAAAACTAAATGTGGCGGTTGCCTTTAATAACTGTGAATTATTATAGGATACTCTAACTGAATTGAGAGCTAAAGGAAATAATCCTATGAATCTATACTCTAAAAATCGATTATAATCTCTCTCAAATTTAACTATTCTTGTCTCGTTTGATTTATATTCAGATGGATAGTGTAATCTATAATGATAGGTGTCTTTCGCTGGATCATCAACAGCACCTGTAATATACTCTATCCAGTGTTCTAAAAATTTCATTGATCGATATCCATTATCTACATAAAATTCTAAACTAATCTGAGTGAAATTACGTGTATGTGCAAATCTTTCAATCACACCTTGATAATCACCACGAGTATCGACAGATGCAAGGGCACTTCCAGGCAAAACCGCATCACTACATAATAAACCTATATCATCTACTATAAATCGATCATTTACACCCTTTCTTCTAAGATGAGATCTAAGTGAACTATTAGGTAAAGAAAATTTTACTAAAAATTGTGATGTTTGAGCTACATTCTGTAGCTTTGGCATTATATCTGATATTTGTCTTGGTCTCGGTGCTGGCACTCTAAATAAAATTACATATCATACCTATTTAGATGTCTTACAAGGGAAAATACTATCCCTCTTTTCCACGAAAGTATAAAGGTGATCCAACAAACATCATCTACCGATCACTATGGGAAAGAAAGTTTATGGTTTATTGTGATAAAAATGATAATATACTAGAGTGGGCGAGTGAGGAAATCGCAATACCATATCGCTCTCCAATTGATAATCGTGTGCATCGTTACTTTCCTGATTTTTATATGAAAGTCAAGGAAAGAGGTGGAAAGGTAAGAAGATACGTGATCGAAGTTAAACCAGCAAAACAAACAAAACCACCAGTTAAACCAAAAAGACAGACAAAAGGATACATTCGTGAAGCATATGAGTATGCAAAGAACCAAGCAAAATGGAAGATGGCACGGGAGTTCTGTGCTGATCGCCAGTGGGAGTTTAAGGTAGTTACAGAAAAAGAGTTAGGAATATGAGTCGCATCGACCCCATTATGAAAGAATTAGTTGGAAATGAAAATCCTGATGATCTGGCACAGGAAATTCTTGAAGTGCTGACTGAAGGAAGTAATGTTCCAGAAGCAGGTAATTATTATGTTTTTGTTTATCAACCTAAAACTCCAAACATTAGATATGACGCACATCCACTTGTTGCAGTCACCGATGTTTTTCAATGGGGTTTCAAAGGAATAAATTTTCACTGGGGGCAAATGAGACAATATACATTTCCAGAAGTTGTTGGTGG